TTATTATGATAGTCAAGGTAGAATGGTCATGACAGAAGATTACCATATGAAACGTGGTAAATGTTGTGGTAACGGATGTTTACATTGTCCATACGAACCAAGACATGAAAGAGGGAATACAAACCTACAAGAAAAATCACTGAGAAATCGGTGATTTTTTTTATTTATATAAAATTATTCGACATTATATTTATAAGATATGGCAGATGGAACAACATATGGTGTAAATTTTCCTTTTAGGAATAGTCCTTTAGGTTTTTATTTTTCTTTATCCGAACAAACGGATGAAGAGATTAGATCGAATCTACTTCATTTAATTTTAACAAGAAAAGGTACCCGTTATTTTTTACCTGATTTTGGTACAAGAATTTATGAATTTATTTTTGATCCGATGGATGGAGAAACATTTGACGGTATTAAATCTGATATACAACAACAAGTAGAAAAATATATACCTAACTTAACAATAAACAATATAAGTGTAACACCATACTTACAAAGTGAAGAGGTTGAAGGTGTTTTAGATCAAGAATTATTAGGTAGTTCAGACATTTATAGAATACCAGGGGCAAACACACAAGATTATACCGCTAAATTAAGAATTGACTATACTAACAATAGCAGTGCTTTTGGATCAAGAGAATTTATAATAATTAATATATAACATGGCAAATAATAAGATAAATTACACTAGTAGAGATTTTGAAAGTCTTAGACAAGATTTAATAAATTACGCACAACAATATTATCCTGAAGTTGTACAAAATTTTAATGATGCATCCATATTTTCTGTGTTGATGGATTTAAATGCTGCAATAGGGGACAACCTACACTATCATATAGATAGGAGTATTCAAGAGACGGTTTTACAATATGCCCAACAAAGATCTTCTATATATAACATTGCTAGAACATACGGGTTAAAAATCCCTGGATTCAGACCTTCTGTTGCATTGGTGGATATTTCAATAACGGTACCTGCTTTTGGTGATTCAGAAGATACAAGATACTTAGGAATATTAAGGTCAGGGGCACAATTCAATGGGGGAGGAACGACTTTTGAAACGGTTTATGATGTTGACTTTTCTTCCCAATATAATAACGAAGGGGTTGTTAATAGAACTAAAATACCAACATTTGATAGTAATAATAATATTATAAATTATACCATACTTAAAAGAGAAGTTGTTGTTAATGGAATTACAAAGGTTTTTAAAAGAGTTATAAACCCACAGGATGTTGTGCCATTTTTTAATTTTTTCTTACCTGAAAAAAATGTTTTAGGTGTTACTGCTATAATTCAAAAAGATGGTACACAATACCAATCAACACCACCATCTACGGATTTTGTTAGTTCACAGAATAAATGGTATGAAGTAGACGCACTTGCAGAAGACACGGTGTTTATTGAGGACCCAACAAAACCAATAGATAGGGCGGGAGTTAAAGTAGGTAAGTATATAAAAACAGATAATAGATTTATAACAGAATATACACCCGAAGGTTATTTAAAAATACAATTTGGCGGAGGTACAACAACACCTAACCAACAATTACAACAATTTTCTAAATTAGGTACTGAGATTAATATCCAAAATTATCAAAATAACATAGGTCTTGGTTTAACTGTAACACCAAACACAACACTTTTTGTTCAATATAGAGTTGGTGGTGGAACGTCATCTAATGTTGGTGTTGGGGTAATAAACCAAATAGGTAGTGTAAATTTTGCAGTAAATGGGCCATCTGATTTAGTAAATTCAAACGTTATTAAATCTTTAGCGGTTAATAATGTTACAGGAGCTGTTGGAGGAGCAAATACACCAACAACAGAAGAAGTTAGAAACATGGTTTCATTTAATTTTTCAGCACAAAAAAGAGCGGTTACAGTAAATGATTATAAATCGTTAATTGATACAATGCCAGGAAAGTTTGGTGCACCTGCAAAAGTTGCGATAATAGAAAACGATAATAAAATAACAATTCAAATTTTAGCGTATGACGGTGATGGTAATTTAACGCAACAAGTACCTAACAACCTAAAAACAAACTTAGCAACATACCTATCAAAATATAGAATGGTAAATGATTATATTTCGATAGACGTTGCAAAAGTAATTGATTTAGAATTTGAAGTTTCAATTGTAATTGACATTAATACTTCACAAAGTGAAATAATAACAAACGTAATCGATCAAATTTCAACATATATGAAACCATCAAGTAGAGATTTAGGTCAAAATGTGAATGTTTCAGATCTTAGAAAATTAATTCAAAACACTGCGGGCGTTGTAACTCTCACAGATTTAAAAGTTTATAATAGGGTTGGCGGTCTATACTCCTCTTCAGAAACATCACAAAGATTTTCAGATAAAGAAACAAGAGAAATTCAATTAATAGACGACACTATTTTTGCGGAACCAAATCAAATATACCAAATAAGATTTGACTCAAGAGATATTAATGTTAGAGTAAAACAACTTAGGACGGTAGACTTTAGATAAAATCTTTATTTTATGTCATATCATAATTAGTTTTGTAAAAAGACTAAAATAACTATTTATTTTAAAAATAATAATGACCAAAACTTATAGAATAAGAACCACTCCTGGAGATGATAAAAATATAAGGATAAATATAAATCAAGATTTTGATTTTTTAGAAATTTTATCACTTAAACTTAGACAAGATGATGTTTATACGAGGTTTTGTGCTGACTATGGGGTTGTTGTTGGTCGTGTAATAACAAATGGGGGATATGGAATACCAAACGCTAACATATCTGTATTTGTACCCTTATCCGCACAAGACGAAAACGATCCTATAATATCAACACTTTACCCATATAAGACTATAACTGAAAAAAACGAAGATGGTTATAGGTATAATTTGTTACCATACAAAAAAGAATATGGAGGACATACCCCAACAGGTACATTTCCAGATAGAGAAGATATACTTACAAGAAATGAGGTTTTAGAGGTATATGAAAAATATTATAAGTACACCGTAAAAACAAACGAGAGTGGTGATTTTATGATTATCGGTGTCCCACTAGGGGTGCAAACCATAATGATGGATTTAGACCTATCAAACATCGGTTGTTTTTCATTATCACCATCAGATTTAATAAGATTAGGTGTTGGTGCTCCTGGACAGTTTAATGGTACAAAATTTAAATCATCCACCGATATTGATTCATTACCACAAATTGTTAATCAAAAAAAAGATATTAATGTATCATCATTTTGGGGTGAAGAAGAAATATGTGATGTTGGAATAACAAGGGTTGATTTTGATTTAAGGGATTTAGGCATAGAAATAAAACCACAGGCCATTTTTATGGGATCTTTGATATCTTCTACAGAAGAAGATTTTTTAAAATCAGATTGTAAACCTAAAAAAAACACAGGAAATCTTTGTGATTTAACAACAAGTTCAGGTAAAATTTTAGCAATTAGACAAACAATAGATTATGACGTTAACGGACAACCAATATTAGAACAATTCAGTTTACCTGAAGGTGGTGATGTGATAGACGACAACGGTACTTGGTTAGTTGAGGTTCCCATGAATTTAGATTATGTTATAACTGATGAATTTGGAAATCAAGTAATATCAAATGACCCAAGCGTTGGTATACCAACAAAGGGTAAGTATAGGTTTAGAATACAGTATCAAAACGAAGATGGAATTAATAACGACATTTTAAGGGCCGATTATTTGGTACCAAACATTAGAGAATATGGTTGGTCGAGTAACGGTCAATTTAGTTCAGTAAACCAAACACAACAGTTAAAATCCTACGCATTTAGTTTAGATTGGAATGATTATGCAGATCCACAAGCTGCTATTAATTGTGAAGATTTTTTCTATGAATTTAATTACAACAAAGTATATACTATTGCTAATTTTATAGATAGATGGAAATGGGGTAAAAATAGATCTAGACACTTAGGAATAAAAGAAATAACAGACAGAGCTTGTGCAACTACAAATAATAGGTTTCCTGTTAATGATGGTGTTAGAAATTTTGATTTTATATTTTTCTTATTCAATCTGATGGTAACATTAATGACCCCAATTTTTTTGGCTTTAATTCCAATATTACATATATTGGCTTTTTTGTGGCCAATTATTAAATGGTTATTGGTACTTTTTGTTCCTGCTTTTTTAGGTTTTTTAACTTATGGTTATATACAAGACGCTATAACGGCAACTGGAACAATATCACCAGCACCTGGGTTTATTGCTTGGTCAATAGCTAAGGCCGTTCTTATGGGGTTAGTGACATTAGGTTATACCGCATTAGTTATCGTTAAATTTAAAGAAATTACAGGATTTAAATTTAAAGGACTTTCTTTACCGATGATGGCTTATCCGGACTGCGAAGCGTGCCCATGTGAGTCTCCAGATTTAGATACTCCTGATATAAACAACAATTTATTTTCAACAGGAGGAGGAAATTCAAATAGTAATATAGGACCATACACAATAACAAACAGAAATAACGGTAGTGTGTTGGCTGACTTAAATTCTAATACTTTTTGGTCTAGAATACCAACAACATCTATTTGTGATTATGATAATAATGGTGATCAAAATACAACGGATGGTTGTCCATATTGGTTTTGTAAAATAAAACCAAACGCGTATGGAGGAACAAACCAACAAGAAAACAATAAAACACAAGCCGATTCATTTGGTGTTAGATATGCGATAGCAGGTTTTCCATCGGGTGCGATTATGGGCACACCTGTAACCGAAGTTTTTTCAAATTCAGGTAATGAAAGATACATAATGAATCCTGACGTTACATTATCCCAATCGATGAATATGGCTAATATGAGAGCTAGATATTTCGATTCAACAGCCCCTAACAGGATTACAACAACAGTAAACAACTCAGCACCAATAAAAGATAGTGTTATGATGTTACTATTAGATCCTAACACAATTAACCAACTATCAAGTGGTACCATACTTACATTCCAAGATATTAATAATATAAATGACATTAATATTAGCGGGGGAACAACAAATCAATTTGGCACTAATTCAATAACCGGTTCTGTTGCTACCACAATAACTAATACAGTACAAGTCACGTATGCGAACCCAAACCCAAACGGTTCACCAATAACAGTACCAGTAATTGTTACGGGTAATTCAGAATCAAAAGAATACACCTTAAAAACAGGTGTTGAATATTTTCAAGTAATTACGGGAATGACATTACAACAATTAAACTCTATAGTCCCTGGTAATTCGGCAATAGATTCTTGTAATCCTCTTTATGATGGGTCATCTTTAATTAGAAAATATTTATTAAATAAATTACAAACCGTTGGGTATGATCCACCAGGTGGCGGTTATACTATAGAAGATGAAACTATAAATTCATTAACTATTATTGGTGAGCAGTGGAAAGACCTAGGGGTGGTGTTTTTAACTAGGGGTGTTGATGTTTTTACTGATACACAAAATATAAAGTACGATTTGTCTGAGATTTTTGGAACCGCACCAAATACTTTTGTGGTCTCAGGGGAGTTTAATATGAATATCCCTATAAAGCCTAATACAGACTCAACAACATATAAATGGGATAATATTACACCACCAACACATGAAACATTATATGCTCAATCAGGTGTATTTTTTGAACCATATAATTTTCAAGTATCTAATTTTTCTGCAGTAACAACAAACTCATTAAAATACTACTCCTCATTAGATAAAAAAACTGTGAGTAACAACTTTACTCCTGATAATTCTGCCGATCACAACATTGCATATTTTATATCGGCAAATAATGGTGTGACTAACGTTAATAATAAAATTAATTTTTTATCTTCAATAACACAAGGAAGGGTGGACGGAGGTTCTTTAATTGCTAGTTCTTACCCAACAGGGTTTAGTAGATTTTTTGGATCTAATGATTGGGGTAAATTTAGAGTTTATTCACCAACTTACGTAATTCAAAACCCATCATTATTACACACAATACCTACAGGAAATAACCCTAAAATAGTTTTAAGGTCAGATAGGTTACCAACTTCAGACAAAACGCAAAATAATAATTCTAACAGTTTTCTTTTACATCAAAACGATAATTTTTCGTTATATATTATTGGTTCAAGTAATAATTTTAACAACCCTTCGGCTAATGTTGGACCTACGGACACTACTAATAATTCGGGTGATTTTTCAGGAGACACCCCATCACCAACACAAACAAGCGTTTTAAGTACATTTAGTTGTGAAGGTATGGTACCACTAAAATGTTATGATTATGACTCAAACGGAAATTTTATAGTAAAAAATCCTTGTGATGAAAATGACCCAAAATTCGTTAAAGGAGGGTGCTATGAATTTATTCAAAAACCATATGTAGCGTCTATTGGAAAAGATATTATAAATTACTCCGAGTGGAAGGCAAGGTTTAGAATGATGTTTGCTGCTTGTAGGGGAGTTTTTTCACACGTATTTCAAAATAACTGGGTAAATGGAACATTATATATGTTCACATTTAAAAAACAAACGATTTTTAAAATAACAGGACAACCTGATAAGTATAAATTTTGTGGTACCTTAGACTCAAGTTATAGAGAAGGTCAAGGACCTATTTATTATACTGAAGGTACAACAAACTCATTTTTTTATAGATCCGCACCTTTTGACGGAGTAAATTTTGTAGGACAAGTAGCTGAAAAAGCCACATTTTTAAATCAAACATACCAGCCGGCAGCACCTGAATTTAAAGGAATGAATGATAGAAATCTTTTCTTTCCAACAACAATTATGGATTTAGGACCTAGAGATCAATTTGTAAAAGAAATTTGTAATAATTCAAATTTTGATGGATTTATTGTGGATACTATTAAATCCTCTTCTTTTAATGATACTGCTGATATATTACAACTAGCGATAGTTTCAAGATTGACGAATTCTGGTTGGTTAAGTGGTCTTTTGGCTGCGGGAGATGCGTCTATTAATAAAATGTTTTCTAGAACCGAAGATCGCTTAGATGGTGATATAGTACAAATGTTTAGTATAAATTCAGAATATGGTGTTGAAGGTTTTAGTGATGACAATTATGATGACACTAGGATTTATGTTAGACCTGGTAGTTCTGGAGGGGCATTGATGGGTATATATTTTTTTTCTAACACGATAAATAGAAAAGTTGTTAGCCCTGGCATTACAACATTCTCCTCATCACCCCCACTTTTTAATAATTTTGGTTATGCAAGTACTCAAGAAGTACCATTTTATAAATGGAAAAATTTTGATACAACAACAATTTTCGGTACTGACACAAATGATTGGTACACCACATCACCTTACTATTCACAAAAATATCAAGATTTAAGTTTTGCAGCGGCGCCATTCTCACCTTATTTTAATAACACACAAACAGGACAACAGGGATTTATCTTTCAAACAAACACACAAGGAAATCCCGTACCAACACCGTATGTAGGATCCGATACATTTATTGTTGGTACACCTTACCATTTTTATTTTGGTTTGAGAAAGGGTAAAAGTGCAATAAACAGATACATTCTAAAATATTTCTTAAATCAAGATGTTTAATCCAACCGAAATAAGAATAGTTTTAGGATCTTTAAGATACGCATCTAATTCCGATAAAAGCGTCTGGATCCAACCACCATTATTGTCAAATATTAGACAATATGTTGAGGGCGATAGGACAATACTTGTAGACCAACAAATAGTTTTTGATAATGAAAGACAAAGTAGTGATAAATTTAGAATCTCGGGAAAAATAACAAATGTTATAAATAACGATGTTTCAGGTAAAACAACATATACACCATATAAAAATTTACTTTATTACACAAATCCAATTTCAAACGCGATAAGCTCAATAAATAACCCAAACTTTGCTTGGGAAGGTTATCCACAATTTAGTGAATTTACTATTAGTAGAAACGAAGGGATACCTGGTCATATACCTTTTGTTAATAAAAGTGCATCAACATATAATTGGTCTTTTTATGTTAGTTATGCTTTCTCAAGTACCACCGCACAAACAATGTCTTACACAAATGAACAGTTTTCAGTAACAAACAATTTTATTTGTGGTGATGGAATACCTTATGTTATAAGTACAAACACGTTTAACGGTAAAAGTTTGGTTTATTTCAATTGTGGTACCAAACACAATTTAAAAGTAGGGGAAACAGTCGAGTTATCGACCCCAATAAGTAATAAAACCACCTTTACAGTTTATTCAGTTGGTGACGGTACATATAAATCAGAAGAAAAAGTATTTTCAATTTACGATTTGAAATTTAATCCAAATGACATACAAACAGGTACTATAGGTACTTTAAAAAGAATATCTAACATTATTAATTCGGCAGAAACTAAATCAAGGTATTATGTAAGACTACACAAAATTATAAAAACAACAAAAGATTGTAATATTTCTAACGCGGGGTTTGAAAATAATCCATTTTTTGTAAAAAGAAAAGTTGAATACACACAAATAACACCAAATCAAACAGAACGAACATCAGTAAAAGACGGCACTCAAACATATTCGTTTACTTTTGATAGGGACGTTTCAATAAACGGTTTAATGGATAATAATGGTAAACCTATAAGTGAACTTTTTATTACAACAATACAAAGAGGTTATATGGGTTGGTTTAATAGACCATATTTAAATCAAAACGCACAACAAACCGGATTGGAAATAGGTTGGGGATTTAACTTTTTAAAAAATAGTATTGATAACTGGTGGAGTAAAAACTCAGTAGTCAATAAAGATAACATACCTTCTTCTTCTTATGTAACAAATGGACAAACCTTTTACTATAATGACTTTTTAAATGAGGGAGACATTTTAAAGGGTGATTTTTGTGAATATAATGACATCGAACAAAAAGAATATGTTTTATCTGAGATGTATCATAAATACTCATTTAACGATCTTTATTTTACTAACTCATCCACACCAAATTTACCTGCCGGTTACTTATACAACCCACATTTCCCAATAAAAATAAGAGTATTTAGTGATTATTTAGAAACGGGGTCCAAAAATTTAATAGATAATATACCTGGTTACGCGTGGTTTAGTCAGTATAACGACACTTGGTATTGGAGAGATTTATATAGTTATGGTTTTATAGATAATGATGGGTTAGGTATTGATTACCCTTTTATAAACGGAGCTCATTACCCATTTTCTAACATTTTATTTTTACAGTACCCAGTACAAAGAGACAATAATCTTAATTCATTGTTGATAAATAGAATAACTAATGACGACTGTGAATAACAATAATTTTAGATTTTCATTTTCACCAAATGAAAAATATTTGAACATACCAATTAACGTAACTTTTGATAACGAAGGTAGAGAAGATGCTATTCGTGAATTTGAAAATGACGTTTTAAAACAACTTATTAATGGTATTGATGATTTTGAAACAACTAAATTTGCAAATGCAACATACCCTAACTTACCTAACAATACTGATATAACTTATAACTTTAATTTTTTCAATACAACTAATAATATTTTAAATGCCGGACCAACCGCATGGTCAGATACTTACAACAATGTTGGTTTTTTTAATAATGAAATATATTATTTTGCAAACTCATTTAAAAGTAGTTTTTTCAAGTTAGATTTATATGATACAAAAACAAATGAAAACCAAAATGCTTTTATATCTATCATCTTACCAACACAACAAGGACTTAAAACAAATGCAACAATAGGACCAACGCAAGTACAAATTAATAAACCTACAATTAAATTAGATTATATTGGGGCGGATAAAGAAGGATTTTTTATTTATTGGTTAAAAGAAAGGGACTTTATAGATATAAGTGAATTTTATATGACTGCAAAATTCTATAACGGTAAAACTGGCCAATTTATAAGAATGATGAATGAACCACAATCAATATTTAATGGAAATGATAAATTCAATTTTAATAAAAACCAATATTTTTATTATAAAGTGGTTTTAGATTATAGTAATTTTGAATATTCAATTTATAAAGAATTACCACAAACAAACTTACCACCCACACTTTTAAGGGTTGGTACAACGGCTGACCCCATAAAATGGTACGAATATGTTAATCCGTAATGAATGAAATAAGATATAGTATTGTTGTGTCACCTGAAAATTTGAACAGTGACATTTTTACTAAAACCTTTAATGGTGATAGTGGTGTTGACACTTTTGGTGTTTTTTCAGGCATGTCAAGTATTTTGAGTGGGGGTACAAATGGGGAATCACTTTTAACAGGACTCACCATACCGGTAATGTTTACACAAACAATAAACGATATTGGTGTTTATACAGAGTTTGATGGGGATTTATTACAAAAAGACGTTATAAGTAACTTTTTATATAGTGCAGACACTTTAAATCCATATAATGTTTATGTTTATAACACTTCAGGTGATCTAACTATTTCGTATTTAACTTTTTCTAGTTTTTACGTAGATTGGGGAGACAATTCTCAAATAGATCAAATTAGTAACCAACCGATTTCACACATATACCCAAACACGCCTGATGTTTATACTATTTCATTTTCAGGAATTAATTCATGGGGAACAACGGTAATTCAAAAACAAATATATGTGCCGGTTATTGGTGCCACAATATCAAATTTAGAAGGTACTGTTACCTTTACACCACAAAGTGGTAATTGGTCAGGAATACCAACATCCTATGATTTTATTTTTACGGGAGACTCACAAAATAATTTTCCATCACAAATATCAAGTACATACACACCAATACCTTTCCCTGTAAGTGGGTATACAACATCAAAATTGATTGATTTAAAGAGGTACGGACCAATACCTTATACTATTGGTTATCCGATAATTAAAAATGGACAACTTTATGGGATGGTCGATGATATCACATCTGGTTTTACCGAATATACGATAAATGGGATAAAGTATTATGACTTCCCAAATGGAAAAACTTTATATTTTGCAGATAGTTCCGGATTTACAATTGATAACATCACTCTTAGTGCGATTACAAAAGATGAAAGACTTTTAGATTTTGTTTCAGATCCCGAAATACAATCAAATGTGTACATTGAAAGAGGCAAATACACGGCGTTTGAACCTCTACAAAGGTTAGGTGAAATTGATAACATTGGTGATCTTAAAAGATATGGTTACAATTATTACAAAATAAACACTGTATAAAAAAACACAGATAAACTATTTATAAGATAAAGAAATGGCATTAGGAACTTATGGTATTGTTAGACCCGCAGATGTATCACCCGAAGATGTTGATATATATTTACATTATACCGTATCTAGAGACGTTACGGACAATTTTACTTTAAAAAAATTAAATACACCTAACATATTAACACCATATTTTCATAACTCAAGTACTGGAGGTAATCCTGATGTTGAAATTTTAGGGGGTCTTTATAATTTAAAATTACCTGTAACTGAATTTAATAGAAAAGGAATTTATACTCTTATGATAAAACCTGCAGAAATTAGAACAACAATTTTAGATTGTGGGGTCCTATCTGCTCTACCAAATGTTAAGGGATTAATAATAGACATAAATCAAGTACCTTCACAATTTAGAAATAAATTTGTCAATCAAGGACTTGTTGGTTTTAGAATTGAATATTTAAATGACGATGGTACAAAAATAACTAATTTTTATAGAATAGTTACATCTTCATTTTATTGTGAACCTGTTATAAGTGACCAAACAAACACTTCACAAAAGGCAATTAGATATAGGTATGTCGATAACCCCACTGATTTGTTATTTTTAACTTTATCCCCTTCTTCATCACCAACAAACAAACCATCGGCAACACCATTTATAGGACAACCAAATCAAAATATTATTATAAGTAATACGTTTTTTAATCCAATCACCATTGATATTCAAATGGCTGAATACGACATAGATACGTTAGCGATTGCTCTTTATGGTAATCAAACTAAATCAATTGAAGATGGTGTATATACATTATACGATACTTCGGGTAATATTTACAAACAATACAACTTATTCGAAATTAGAGATAACTTTAATGAATTACAATATGAGGTTAGAGAAGATAGAGGATCTAATATTGATTTCAGTAAAAACTTTACAAATATTATTAGTTAATGGCTAAAAAAAAATTTTTATATCCACCAGCACCGCCAGTAGGTAGTGACACAGCATTTGATAGTATCGTAGGTATACAACAAACAAATGGTGGTGGATTAACTTTGGGTACATTTGATTTTACAAATGCAATATATGAAAAAGTTAATAGAAATTTTGATCAAGGTGTCTTTTCTAAAAAATACAATCTTGAAAATTTAGAGATTACTAACATTGAACAAACAAAAAAAATAATACAGAAAAATTTTCAAGTATACCCTAATTTTGATATTTCACAAGTAACGAGTTTTTCTCTTTATGGGTCACTTCAAAAAAGAATATCAAATTCAATAACTAAAATTATAAATTATTTTCCCGCAGCTTTAGAGGTTGCGTCAACAACACTTTCACTATCTACGGGGTATACCGCTATTAACATTTTTTATGATTCAATTGAAGATGAAACTGAATTAGAAATAAATGCGCCATTTATTAGAAACCCACTGGAAATCGATTATTCGATAAATGCTGCAAGAAATTTGGAAGTAAGGCCGATTAAAGTTTCTGAATATAGAAATTTAACTGATAATTACCAAGATTATGCATTATATGTTAATGATTTAAATATTGAATATGATATTCTAGAATTAGAACCAACAGACAAATTAGGTACCGGTACGATTTATATGATTGTGCAAGGAAATCCTTTTTCAGGTAATAGTGCATCAACAGACACAATAATAATTAAACCTAATGGTGAAAAAACATTAGAAATATTAAAAAATGATTTTGATGAGGTTGAAAGATTTTTATTAAATAGAGAAACCGATCCACCATATAGTCCAAGTTTTACTTATCCCGATTATGATGATTCAGGTACTTATGTAACAAAAGTAGAAAAGATTACTTGGGACTTAGACGGTTTATGGAATTTGGATATTAGGACTAGTAAATTTGAACAGTACTTAGAAAAACTTAATAGGATAAGCCAAAACTTAGATGAGTTTAAAACAAATTTAATCTCAAGGTTTCTAATAACAGGAGCATTTAAAGAATTTGACACATCTGATCAAAAAATGGAAAAAGTATTACAATTATACGGAAGAAGTTTTGATGAGGTAAAAAAGTTTATAGATTCCTTGAGTTACATGAATTCTGTAAACTATAAAGTAAAGAACGACATACCATCAATGTTACTAACAAATTTGGCAGAAACGCTAGGTATTGCAACAAACATATCACCAATAAATAATGAAGATTTAATGAGCTCATTATTTAAAGTGCCGACAACTAAAATTTATGATGGACAAACACAAGATAGTACACCACAAGAATTGAATTATCAATATTATAGAAACATAATATTGAATGCGGCGTACATGTTTAGATCTAAGGGTACTAGACAATCTTTAGAATATATAATGAGATTTATTGGTGCTCCTGAGGCACTAACAGAATTTAATGAAATTATTTATATTGCTGATAGTAAAATTAACATAGATGACTTTAAAGAAGAATTTGCAACCCTTAGTGGTGGTACCGTTTATATTGAAAGTCCATCATTAGACCCAAATAACACTTTTTCAATCCAAGGGGTAGTTTATACAGGATACACAACTAATGGTATTATTGAAAATAACTTATTTACTGTAGATGATTACGGTATTGATGATGAAGGTTACCCAAAATCACCATCATCAAACGAGGGATACTTTTTTCAAAAAGGTTCTGGATGGTTTGAAAAATCACCAAAACACAGATCATTACAAGAAGTAGATTTACAAAACTCCAGATTAAATGTAAATGAGCCAAATATTGTTACTAAACTTAAACCTAATAATTTTGGTCAAGATTATTTAGATAGATATAGGAAATTTCCATTCACTAATCAGGGTTATACAATAACAAAAGTTGCTGATAATCAAAAATCATGGCCTGTTACGGAAACAGGAGATAGAAAAAATAATGCAAATTTTAACGGGGTTAATTATAAAGTTAATAATGATAAATTAGTTATTAATTCTAAGAATATAGAATTAAATATCAATGTTGGTCAGGGTATATTGTTTGATATTTGGGATATGTCTGTAAAATACAATTACCCAATACCTAATACTGGTCTAACAACACCTTACCCATACCCAGGAGCGATTGATTGGACATTTGTTAATCCAAAACCAAAAGAGAAAACATTTTTTGAGTTCGCCCAAACATTTTATAATAACTTAATTAATGTAAGAAACAGACAATATATAAATGATGGTAAAACAGGTGGATATCCGGCACTTCAATCAATTTATTGGAGATACCTACAATCGGAAGAAACCGTTGGTCTTCCTTCTAATAAGTTTACATATCAGAAAATGATCGACTACACTTTAGGTTTAGGTGATCATTGGCAAAGACTTTTAGAACAAGTCGTACCTGCAACCACACTTTGGCTTACAGGGCAAAAAATGGAAAACTCGATTCTACATAGACAAAAATTCGTATGGAGAAGACAAAGAGGATGTGAATTTATTCTTGTTGAGTGTAAACCTTGTGAATATAATGGACAATTATTTGCTTATGATTGTATTGATCAGACACTTAAATGTACTTTAAGTGGACCTGCTGAGGGACAAAGAGGTCCTAAAATTTTGTTTGAGGCACTTAATAATATTATCAATAGTAGTGGTTATACCACATCACAATGTGATTTAAATAGTGTTGTATCCACATGGTATGTTGATTGCAGGTTGGACAATGACATATTGGTTCAAGAATCGTTTTATGTCGGTTATGGGTATAACGATTACCCAACTAATAGTCAATTTTTAACAGCAATTAATGATAAATTATCCACTTTATATCAATTTGGGTTAAATTATTATTTTGCAGGAAATACTCTCATAATAAGTAATAGTAGTTGTTATGATGATTTTACAAATAAAAAATTATACCTAAATATAGGTGTAGATATACAAATTAATTGCGGATAATGACTTGTGTTAGTGGTTTTACTTTAGGTGGTTATTATAGATACTATGATTGTTGCGGTAACAAGGTAGAGGGTTTAGCTGCCACAAATTTTGATGTCTGTTTAGATTATGATTATTCGGCATCAACCGTTGGGATAAGTGCTAACACGGCTAGCACTTGTACCATATCTTGTAGTCCCGCACCTTTGAGTTATAATTTTCAAGTAACGGGGACTTGTTATTCGGTAACAGGGGAAGTATTAATTAATGGTTTTGGTGGTACTATACCATATACGATAGATCCGGTAACTCCGATTGGTAGTGGATTGGCGACTCAGACAGGTGTTGGTCCTTTTAATTATACAGGATTAACAGGAGGAACTTACGTTTTCAGAATAAATGATAGTTTAGGTCCTCAAAATAATGAATTATATTTTAACGTAATAGTATCTCCTTGTTTTAGGGTGAATATTTACAACGTAAGTGGGACCACTTGTGGTCTTGAAAACGGTACATTGAGTATTTCTGCAACTTCTACCGCAGCACCATACACTATTTTTTTATACAAAGACGGTAATTTAGATCAAGTACAAACAACAAATACTTTACCTTATATTTTTACTAATTTAGGTGACGGTATATATTATGGTACAGTTGTGGATTATGGATCTGTTAGTGCAAATACTGCAAATGGTATTATAACCACAAGTACTGGAGTTGATTTTGGTTTTTGGAAAGTTAATACTTCTAATTGTGTTATAGATAAAGGAAAACTAGCCGTAACGGGTGTTACAGGAACAGGTCCTTACACATATCTTTGGTCTAATGGTGAGACGACTTCACTTATAACCGGACTAACACAAGGTACTTATTCATGTACTGTCACCGATAGTCTAGGTTGCCAAACAACAAAAACTGAAACCATAACTTCTTCAGATCCATTGGGTGTTGGTTTAGTTACATCTGTAACACCATCTTGTTTTGGGTCTGACGGATCATTGACTTATACATTAACCGGAGGAACAAGACCACTTTATTATTCGGCATCAACAGGGGAGGTAGGTTATACTTTTAGTGATACTTTTACAATTACAAATTTAAGTAGTGGTACGTATATAACAAATGTTAGAGATGCTAATTTTTGTGAGATAAATTTGAATGGGTTTTTATCCCCACAAAATGGTTTTTCTGTTGTCGATACTATTTTAACAAAACCTAACTGTAATCAAAATAACGGATCAATTTATGTTGAAATACAAGGATTGGGTGGGTTTTATACTTACATACTTTCAGCACAAACTTTAGGTGTTGTTTATAGTAATATTTCTCAGGATCAATTTTATACATTTAATAATCTTCAAAACGATACTTATTTACTACATATCTCTGGAACAGGGACAAATTGTGATTACAGTACAACATTAACTTTGGATTCCGAAGTAAAATTCTCAATAAGTGCAAATACCTCTGGTGCTACTTGTAATAACTCAAACGGACAAGTAACTATTGATGTTAGTAGTGGTTATACGGGTGTTTTAGATTATATTTTGAGCGATGGACAAACAATATTAAATACTAATCTTTCTTCTTATACTTTTAATAATTTGGTTGCGGGCAACTACACAGTTACGGTAGTCGATTCAACGGGATGTACTGCTTCTGAATCTTTCACAATAACAACTACAGGTAATTTAGTCTTTAATGTAAATACGACGGGATGTACTCAAGGAAACGACGGAGCTGCCCAAGTCACAATTTATGATGGTAGCCCACCATTTACCTATCAATGGTCTAATAATGTATGTTGTTCTCAAACGGGATCAACAATAAGCGGTTTAACCGCCGGAACATATTCAATTATTGTGACTGATAGTAATGGTTGTAGTACTAATAGTAGGTTCAATATTTTTTGTACAGGCACTTTAGTATCAGGTTATCAAACTGTTAATATATGTAACGATGAGTTTTCAACTACAAGTGGTAATAAAAGAGGTTTTTATGAGATGTTAAACGAGGGATTCTTAGATATTACTTCAGGTTTAACGGGTTGTACGTTAGTTTCTGCAATTTTTAATTGTGAAATAGAAAT